TTATATACCCTCCGTCCAGCTTTGGCTGCTCCACAATCTTGTAGAGCGTTGTGCCGACACGGATAAACTCTTCCTTTGCCATGCCGCTATCCGTTGGCGGCAGGTGGCTGTCTTTTGATTTTCCATCTGTCATATTCACTCGATTTAAGTTTGAAAAATGTCCAGCCGCAAAAATATAATCAATTATCGGATAGGTTGTTACGCAAAATATAGCAGAATAAAGAATAAACTCCCTTGAAACAAAAACTTTCAATGAATTGAGGTAAAAATGGATTGTGCAAATGAAAAACTCCCGAAAAACGAATGTCGGATTACGCTTTTCGGGAGAAAACAAGAGTACCTGTCGTACATACTTACCGACTTGCTGACTGCATTACGTCAGTACTGCGTTCAAACTCTACGAAAGATATTCGGGCTTGGCTGTATCTGTACCATTCAGCAAAAGGAAGATGGTTTGTTTTTTCTTTTCGCAAGTAAAGTCTTTCAAGAACGGCATTGCGCACCCTCTCCGCTCCGAATGTACCGATACGGAAAGCAAGGGCGATTATCGTTTCAAGATTGTAAACCTCCATGTTACATTTGCCCGATATGCGTATGGTGCGTTTTATTTCGTATTCCCTTAAAACTCCGCCCTTACAAAGTACCCTTACTCCAGCACGGAGAGTCGGGGCGGTTACTCCGAAAAGTTCGCATACTTCCCACTCGCTCATGGCGGTTGCGCCTATATCGTCCGGCATGACAATGTTGCCGTTATTGTCCGTTGAGATAATGTTTCGTTTCATGGCTTCGCTCGGTTATGGGGTTATATTTCCGAATGATGCGTTCAGCTTGTTTCCGAACATCGTAAGGTCATTGTCAAGTTTCTGTGTGGTTATCTTCGCATAGATTTGAGTTGTGACAATGTTCGTATGTCCCAAGACACGGCTCACGCTTTCAATGGGCATTCCTTTGCTGAGAGCCAACGTCCCAAAGGTATGACGTGCGCAATGGTAGGAGATTTGCTTTTCTATTCCGCATTCCGTTATCACCTTTTTAAGCTGTTTGCACATCGTCCAATAGTTGATTTTCCCGAAAACCAGCTTGTCTTCCGACAGGTGTCTGTACCGTTCGATTATCAGCAAGGGAATATCAAGCAGCTTCACTTGGAAAGGGACATTCGTCTTATGCCGTTTGGCGATTATCCATTTCTCACCGTTCACCTCCACTATTTCGTCCGTTGTAAGCTCTTTCATATCTACGAAAGACAAGGCGGTGAAACAGGCGAAGATGAACAGGTCCCGTACCAATGCAAGGGTGGGATTGTCAAACTCATGCGCCATGATTCTTTTGATTTCATCCTCTGTCAGATACTCACGCTCCTTTACATTCGGGCTGATGTGGAATTGTGCAAACGGGTTTCTCGGTATCAGTCCGTTATAGTGCGCACGCATCACGACACCTTTCAGCCACATGCAGTTCAGCCAGATGGTGGCGTTTTTCAGTCCCCGTTCAGCGGTAA